TTACTCCTCACTCAAGTCATGCTTAATAAGCAACTCAGCAACAATCTGCTCCGCTTCTTCTACACTATATCTCTTCAACTCAGTGCCGTCAACAATACATCTTACAACAGCATACGCTGGACAAAGATTATGATAGAAGGCATACTCAATGAGGCTCTCTTTGTGCGCCTCATCTTTACAATGAAAGAGCATAACAAAGCCGCCGAGTTCATCATCTCTTATTAGCTCTGCCTTGCTCGGATTACACATCATGAGTATGTTGCTTATACACTTCTCAATGCTACTCTTGAAACTCATGTCAATTCTCCTTTGTCGCTAACAACATCAAATGAAATACTCAGCTTGTCCCAATCGTAGGACTGATATTCATTCAATAGCGTTGCTATCTTTAGTCCAAATGAGTGAGACTTTACTGGCCAGTGAGTAGTCTGGCGTAACATACAGTATACCTCAAGCCAACCATTCCAGTCAACTACGTTATTATATGAAAAACCACCCATTTGACCATACTTATTGCTGAGCTGAGAGTAGCAATGAACAGCGTTGAATAGTTCAAGAGGATTCGACTGCTTCATCTTCATTTCTACGTCAACGTCTAGAATACGAAAATTACTCTTCATAACAACATTCTCAAGCTTAATCTTAGTAGCATTACGAAAGAAGTTTCTTATTTCAGCAATCTTTGACTCTATGCTCCCAGGTTGATACGCTACTTCTATTCTCTCTACAAAATCGAAATCTACGAAGATTGTGTATGTAAACTCACAGCCTTGGTCATCTTGAGCTATGACTTTAAATACGAATTGTTTTGTTTCACACTCTGCTTCGACTGAGCTTAGTATTGCCGCCATTGTAGTCATTTCGCAATCGAATGTATGAATTGATGACACTAATGAGTAATAATCACAAACTCCACAATCTACTTCATCACAGACCCTCTTGAGGCAAGTTTCACAGTCAGCGTTAAAATCTTCACTAGTATGTATGAACTCGTGTAGCTTCCTCAAAGTGTCTACGCTGTTTGTGTCGATTAAGTAATGACTAACACAATTTCCTAAGTCTCGGTGTTTTACAATTTCATAGAATCTGACATTCTTGATTTTACTGTTTAGAATATTGATGTTAGCTTCAGCCCTGCCGATACGCTCTTTTACGTCAGCAAAATGTGTAGACTGATAATAGTCTTTGAGCCTATTTAGCCCAGCATACTCCCAATGCTTCAATTCTTCAATCTTTCTCTTTCCTGTGTTTGCCATAATCTTCTCCTATGACTACTGAGCTAACTCAAAAGTGATTTCTAGCTCATCGCCATCCCAGAAACAGGGAGCAGTGATTCGCGCTATATTCATCTTGAACGACATGAGCATCTTTGGCGTCATGCCGAGAGCTTTCATTGTGTGCCACATACTCAGCCAGCCTTCGTAGTGAACATGAACATCATACGACATGCCGTAGAGTTGCTTCTTGCGAAAAGCAGCGTACTCATAGATGAGATTGAACAGTTGCTTCAAGCTTTTGTTCCAATCTGTCAGTTCTATTCTGAAGCTAGTATTCCTAGTCTTAACACAATATTTTTCTAGTTTTAAGTCTTCATAACTCATGAGTTCGGTGAGTTCTAAAATCACACTCTCAGTATGATAGTCTTGGCATGATTTAACGTTCTTCTTGATGTAATAGACTACAAAGATGTCATCGAATCCGTTGTAGTCTCCTCCATCTGATTCTGCTACTACAAAGCCGAAGTGTTTGGCATTAGTAGACTGAGACAGTGAACACAGAAGCCGTATCATAGTAGTAATCTTACAGTCCTTAATCCGCCTGCTCACTCCGCAGCCGTCTTCATCACATTCTAAACAACCATTAAAGACTTTACTGTTATGAATGAAGTTGTGTAACTCTCTCAGAGTCATGTCTTCTGCGTGATGAATGTGTTTAGAAGCTTTGTTACGAACTTGATAAAAGTTTACACAACAAATCTCTGTGTCGAGTAAGTCAATGCTACTTGCTGCTGTGTCCAGTAGCTTCTTAACATCATCAAAACTTGTAGATTTAGAGAACTTGTAGCTCTCTACCATCTTGTCAATGAAGTAGCTGCTTAACTCAGCATCTCGTAAAACTTTAGTCATCAACTCTACTTCTCTCGTTCTTTCTAGCGTTTCCATATTCTTCTCCAGTCTTGATTTTTACAGAGTTACTACAAACTCATACATACTAAATTAACATCAAGGTAAGTAACTTCGGTAAAATTCGGCAAACTTAGAGAACTTTATTAATTTGGAGAAAATGGAGAAAAGCGCCAAGTTAATCTACTAAATAGATGTAGCTGGGAAGCTACAACAGAATGTGAGTAACTGAGCCTTCTGGCTGATTTCAACTAGAAGGCAAAGTTATAAAACTGAATGTTAATCTATATAAAGATTGGAAACGTTCTTCTGGGTGTTGGAGCTCCCACTAGAACACCCAGAAGGAGACACAAACATGAAGAACAAGAACATTGGCAACTTAATCAACATTAGTCGTATCGCTAAGACGAAACACCGCTTAATCTCGTGGGCAGTATCAGATAGAAAGAAGTCTACACAAGGAACATACTTCTATCCGGGTATTAACACAATGTCGGGCTGTAAGGGCATGACTAGAAACGCTCAGAACTGCTACGCTCATTTGAAAATCAACAAAGTAGAGAACGCTAGAATATCTACAATGACAGCAGACGATTATGTAATACTCGATGAGAACAACGTAGAAGTAAGAAAGAAGATAGCTCTACGAGACTCTGATATCTTACACAAGTTTACAGATAAGTTAAAGTGGCTATTCTACTTCGATAAAACAGAAGAGTTTGTCATTAAGATTGACTGGTATGAGATACGCCGACTTGGCTACATCAATAAACTGAGCGCAGTTGACAACGAGTATGTAACACTCGACATTGATAACAAACACTGTGAAATAGTCTATGAAAAAGACATACCTGATGATTATTTACCACTCTGTTTTTACAGAAAGTTCAAAAGACCTATTACAAGCTGGTATGAAGGCGCAAGTAGAAAACAAATACTCGTTGTCAACACAGTCACACATACAGACTATACATTTGATTCTATGAAGCAGTTTTGCGCTAACATCATTGCTGATGGACAGTTCAATGTGTCTAGTGAAGGCTCAATTAGAAGTATCAAGAGCCAGAAGAAGCGGATTCTTTCAAAAGACGTAAAAAAATTCGGCTACTTTGAAGAACTTGAGGGCAAAACGATGTTTATTATTAAGAGTTTATCTGAAGGTTAACAATTCTAATAAACTCTTTTAATCTATTTTATTAGAATTGTTAACTCTATAAGATAGAGTTTATTACAATTGTTAACTTGAAATAAACTTGATAATAAAACTCAGAAGCTTCGGCGCAAAAAACGCAGAGTTAACAATTCTAATAAACATAATAACGAGCCGTAGAAACTGCTACTACTAATTAGATAAGACATATTCCTCTATGGAGAGGAGCTGAACAATATGTGGCTTCTCTCCAGTCTTAACAAAAGGAGAACGACATGAAACGCACTGAAAAAATTATTGAACAAGAGTTATACTTGAAAGAGTATTTATATCCTGCTGCTGGTGAGCGCTTAATGTGTATGTTAGGGTATGAATGTGAATTGGCAAACAGAATCAGAAAGCTTGTTGAAGAGTATAATAGATTGTTTGAGAGTTAATCTATACATATCATCAGTCGTTATTAGCGTTTACGGCTGATTACAAGATATAGGGCTAGCCATAGCCACTTCTCCTTCTTGGCCCAGATGTCGTTGATGTCTGGGTTTTTTTTGTGTAACCAATAAAGAGGTAGACGAATTCTCCTTACTCATTAAATAAGGAGAAACGCTATGTCTTTTACACAATCATTAGAAGTAGGAAAGAGAGCCGAATCACAGGCTGAGGAATACTTCCAGAAACGTAACTGGAATTATTTAGACGTTAGAAACAGTCGACAGTATCAATTAGAAGATGTTGACTACATTGTAGAGGACTTTGGAAAAGTCGAAACAAAAGTTAATTATCATAAAGCAATCAAAGGCAGACAGGGTAATTTTATTTGGCTCGAACTTTTAGTCGGCAACAGCCCAGGTTGGTGGCACACTACAAGAGCAGACTACTTCATGTTCTTCTCAGAGAACAGAAGCGGAATAATCATTAAGAACGACACTCACTTTCAGAACATTGTCAATGACTTGATTGAGAACGGCGACCACTCTTCAGAAGGTAATAATAGAATTGATGTAATTAGAGACATGAGATACTTCGGGTGTGTTAATGTAGTGCTAATGCGGCTATATATTGAAGACTTAGAAGAAACAAAAGTTAGTTTTAGTAGATTAACAACTAGGAGCGAGGCATGACAAAAGAAGAGTATAGTAAATTAACAAAAAAAGAACTGAACAAATACAAGCATCACAGGCAAGCAGCTTTAGATTTCTTTGCGCCACTAATAGAAGAAATGAGAAAAGAACGTCCTGGAGCTCGAATTGCTTTACATCATATTGAAGAGAACGATGAACAATATGAGTTATGGGACACAGTAGTTCCGCTTTATGTGTCAGAACACATGGAGCTACATAATACTGGAAGAGAAAAAGCTGATGAGACTAGAGCAAAAATAAGTAAGTGGAGAAAGTTGAATCAGTTTGGAGACAAGAATCCTGCGTATGGGCTGTTAAAAGACCACAACGGAGCAAAAAATCCGATGTATGGAAAACAACACTCAGAAGCAACACGAAAGAAGTTATCGGAAGCTAGGCGACAATATTATGAAAGACTGAAGGCAGCTTAAGACTAAATAGTATGAAAGAAATACAACAGTTAGAAGAAGAGTTTGGCGTTAGAATAATTCAAAAACCAAAAGGCAAGAGAAAGAAGTCGAAGCACTACGTTGTTGGCTATAAGATATATATATATTGACAACTGTTCTACACTCACTCTTGTGAAAAATCTCATGGACTATGTGCTACTCAGACGACAGTATAAGCTCTTATATCCTTTTTTTTGTAGGCATACCGCGTGTATTCTACATACTCAAAGATATGCTCATCAATAGAAAGCAAACAGCATCATATAGAGTTCAGTGCCTATGAAGAGAAGCAGACAAACTTGGAGGCGTTAATTGTGGCGAGAAAAAAAATCTGTTGTCATCCCGGTTGCGACTTACTAATCGACGTAAGCGAAACATATTGCCCACAACATCAAGTAACTAGAAAGCCGTTTGAGAACGCAACACGCGCTAATCAACATCTATACAATACAACACGCTGGCGTAAGCTAAGAAGAGAAGTATTAACAAGGCAGAATACTTGTGTCAAGTGTGGCATTACAAACGCAGAGTTAGCATTAGATATACATCATGTAATCCCACCTAGAGGTAATGAAGAGCTATTCTTTGATGTTGATAATTGTGTTCCAGTGTGTAAGAGCTGTCATAGGGTGTTGACATCAAGTGAAGCAAGGGCAAGAAAAGATTATGCCTCAGCTTCTTTACAAGAATTAATTTTTATTATATAATTTTATGCTGGAGGCTCTAATGAAAATATTTATAATTTTATCACTTATTCTTTTAATAGGATGTGTTACTATTCCTAATGAACAATCTATTGAACAAATAGAAATAGTAGAACAATATAGACGCCCTACTGTAGGAAGCTTATATGATAGACTAAGTGGCATTGACCCTGATATTAATTTCAATAGGAGTTTATATGCTTCTAATTTTGGAACAACTGATGATAGATTTATTATTGGCTCTGTAAATTGGTTTGATGAAAGTAATTTCAATAATTTAACAACAGTAACACCAATTATATTTAGAGGTATTGATTATGAATATTCAGAAGGATTCAACACAATTAGAGCTTATAATAATCAAATTATTATTATTATAGCAGAACATAATATCAATAATCGTATAGTGGATAATGTTATTTATTATAGAATTGTTGATAGAGAAGAAAACACAATCATAAGTGGAAGTTATTCAATAGATAATATAATCACTAGGGAAAGTTTATCGTTTCATGAGTATATTTGGGATTTATATGAAGATGTAGAATTACCATTTATATTTCAAATAATGTATGACGGTATACATATAAATACTTTTGTAATTGGTGAAAGAAATTAGAAAAAATTATTATTCTGTATACATATTTAATTATATACAGAATATTTAATCAATTTAATAAAATAATAATAAAAGTAATTAAAATAAAAAAATTTTTATAACCGGTACCCCCTATTTTTATAAAAATTGAGAAAAATATAAATCACCCCCCGCCATTCAGAGTTTTATCCCATTGTAAGTTCCAAACAACCACAACTAATTACTATGCCAAAAGGTGGGAAGACTAAAACATTGGAAGAGAAGATAGACTCTAACACATTGCGAAATAATGTCCATTCAAGACTGAACACGAGTGATTCAGACAAGTTAGAACAAATGAAGATAACTCTATTCAATCTCTTTAACAAGACGACAACACGACTAGAGAATATTGACATTGACAAGTCGCCAGAAGCATACAAGCAACTAAACTCTGCGATGCTAGAACAAATCAAGACGTTCTACAACATTACAAAGTTTGGTGGACTGAAAGAGAACGAGAGAGAAGAGAGTGGCAAAAAAATCGACATCAAAACCTTCCAGTAATGAACACTACAACGATGTTCTCAAGTATTGTGAAGATATAAAGAAGAAGAGAATACTCTCTGGTATTTACACACAGAAAGCAGTTGACAGATTCATATCAGACTTGAAGAGAGCAAATGACGAAGACTTCTTGTATGAGTTCCGAGCAGACTTGGCAGACAAAGTAATTGACTTCGCTGAGGTGTTATATATCCCCGACTTAGACAGCAAGCTCAAGCTTTTGCCTTGGATGAAGTTCATATATTATAATTTATTCGGTTGGGTTCACAAACTAGACAACAAACGTAGAAGATTCAGAAGCGGTTATTGTGAAGTTGCTCGTAAGAACAGTAAAACTACCTCATTGCTCTTTCCAATCATACTATACGACTTCATAACAACAAAGTCTGCTGAGGCGTTCTTTGTGAGTAAGGACGGTAACCAGTCAACAAAGACATATACTGAGCTTCGTCAGATATACATTGAGACATTTAGCGTTGACAAGAATACGTTTATAACTGACAATGGTATAAGAATAGGTAGTAAGTTTATACAGTTCTTCTCATCAGAGACAAGAGGAACAGACTCATACAAGAATAGTTGCTCAGTAATTGATGAGTTCTGGAATTACGACAGCGATAAGATTATTACATCGTTCAAGTATGGCGGTAGGGCAAGAGTGAACAACCTAGTCTTAGTCATTACATCAGCAGGGACAAACATATCTGGGCCTTGCTATGCTGAGAATGAGAAGGCAAGAAAGATACTCAATGAGCTCTTAACTGACGAGACATACTTTACAATCATATATGCTTATGATGAAGGGGATGACTGGAAAGACAAGAAGAACTTCATCAAAGCAAATCCGTCTTTGGGAAAAATAATTAGACCTGAGATACTTGACAATGACTTAGCTGATGCTCTTATAACTCCATCACATCAAGCAGACTTCAAAGCTAAGACGTGCGGTATATGGCAAACATCTATTTCAAATTGGATAAGTTTACAAAGATGGGATACTAAATTAAGAAATAAACATATAGATATAAATGAATTTAAAGGCGAATATTGCTATGGTGGTTTAGACTTATCATCAATAAATGACTTTACTGCTTACACTAAATGTTTTATGAGAGACGGACTTTACTACTTGTTCCATAAGTTTTACATACCTTCTGAGCAAATATCTGAGAAGTATAAGTCGGACAATATAAACATATCAGAGTGGATTCACAGAGGAATTGTAACGGCAATTTCCGGCCCTATAATTGACTATGATTTCATTATTGAAGATATACTCTCAGACAATGAGGCGTTCAACATTGTGGAGCTTTCTTACGATAAGTGGCAGTCAAATCGTATGATAGACAAACTAGAAGACGAACTACATCAAACAGTGTTAGTTCAATATGACCAGTCACTCAAGCAAATGACTAATCCCACTAAGCAATTTGAACGACTCATAATGGAAGATAAAATAATAGACAGTAATCCAGTAATGAAGTGGATGGTAACTAACGCAGTTATAAGACCCGACGCGAATAATAATTACAAAGTAATGAAACAATATAAATCTTCAACACAAAGAGTTGATGGAGTTATTACTTCTATAATGGCACTAGATAGATGTATTGCGGGAGATAATACTAATTTAAATAAGGACTTTAAAACAATATTAAATTTGTTTTAATTACTAAATAATATGAGTATATTAGCAAAAATATTTAAAAGAAATAACCCACCAACAAATATAAACACTAAATTCATTAATACTGGCGACAATACAATTACAAATGATGCTACAAGTTTTATTGCTATTGACTTAATTGCTTCGGCATTTGCAAATCTTTCTGGACACTTTTATAATACAAATACTAAACAAATAATCAGAGACCATTATTTATATGATGTATTAAATAATCCTAATATAGATGAAACTAAATTTCAATTCTTTTATAATTGTGTAAAAGATTATTTTAATGGTAATGTATTTTTATATAAATACGATAATGAACAAGGAAATATAGTTGCTTTATTTAGATTAAATCCTAATGATATTAAAGTAACTAGAAACTTTTATAATCAAAAAGTATTTAAACATAAAGGATTAGAATATAATTCAGAAAAGATTTTACATATTCCCTCTAGGTTTGGATATGATGGATTAATTGGTAAGTCAATATTTTCAGAATGTAGTCAAATATTCGCAAATTCTAATGAATTGGATTCTTATATAAATAATTCATTCAATAATAATATAGGTAATAGATTGATTATTGATATTACAAAAGAATATCCCAATGCAACTGAAGAACAAATACAACAGTTAAGAAATAAGTTTCTTTCTAATTATACTGGAATTATAAATGCTGGCAAGCCACTAATTAAATCTGGAAAGATAGATTATGCAAAAATCGAAACTGATTACAAAGATAACAGAGCAAATCAGTTAGTAGAAAATAGATTATTTCAAGAGAAAGAAATTGCTAAGTTATTTGGAATACCATTGTCATTAATAAATGGTGGGCAGCAAGCAATTCAAGAAGATATAGAAAGTATATATATTTTATTTTTAGAAAACGCAATAAGACCTTTAGCAACCCAATTTGAACAAAGTATAAATAAATTAATACCACTTAATGAAAGATGTAAGATATATTTTGAATTTAATTACAATAATTTAATGAAAACTTCAATAACAACTAGGGTTGATACTTATGCAAAACAATTAACTAGTGGTATTTTAACTCCCAATGAAATTAGAAGAAAAGAAAACCTACCTGAAATGGAAGCAGGTAATAACTTATTTATTCCAGCAAATATGATGCCATTAAATGATGATATAATTAAATCTTATATGGCAGGCGCAAAATTAAAATTAGAGGAATTAAATGAATATAGTCCTAACACTATTGGTAATCACGATAGTAAAGGTGATGATAAAATATAATGCAACAAAGATTAAAATGGAGTTGGAGTTGTTTTATTATAGGTTTCTTAAATAAAAAGTTTTTAGTGTCTGCTACAATTACTTATTTCTTTCAAGAGATGATATTTAATGGTTTTAGTGATGAAATTAAAATTGTAATTATAATAGTTTGGGGAATAATTGCTTTTACATTCATGGTTTCTTGTGCAATAGAAAAGTTTATTGAAAAAGGTAATTTGAATATGGATTTAAAATTAGGAAGCAACTAATTATTATGGTACAATTAACAATAGGCGAATGGATATTATTACTTACATTTTTAATAACTGTAGGTACTTTTATATGGAGGATGGCAATTTTGCATCATGATTGCAAAATGAATAAAGAAAGTTTAATTAGAGCACATGACCGTATAGATAAATTAGAAGATACTATGTCCAATAAAATGGAAGAGTTTAGATTAGAATTAAAGGAAATAACAAATATGCAAATAAGACTTGAGGCAAAATTAAATATTTTAATGGATAGAGAAAATAAATAATAACTAAATAATATGAAAAAAGAAAATAGAAAATTATCATTCAATAATATTGAATTAAGAACATTAGATAATGATGGAAAAAAACACGTTATAGGTATTATTCCCTATAATAGTCGTTCAGTACCAATGTGGGGAATGACAGAAATAATATCATCAACCGCATTTAATAAAACTTTAGCTGACAAATCAGTTGTTAGAGCTTTATTTAATCACGACGAAAATAAAGTATTAGGTTCAACAGAATCAGGAACATTAGTATTAGAAAATACAATCGAAGGTTTGATTTGTAGATGCGAATTACCTAATACTACTTATGGAAATGATGCTTATGAAATAATTAAACGTGGTGATGTCAATACATTATCATTTGGTTTTATACCGCAGAAATGGGATGATAGTGATAATGGAAAAGTTAGAACACTAAAGGAAGTACATTTAAGAGAAATATCTTTTGCAGTACCGTTTCCAGCTTATGAGGAAACGAATAGTTTAGTGTATATGAGGGGATTAAAAATGAGAAATATAGATATAGAAAAATTAAATGAAACTTTAGAAAAAGAAGAGTTTAATGAAGATGATAAACTAAATATTAAAGAAACAATTAATATATTAAATGATTTAATTAAAGAACCAGAAGCAGTTGAAAATGAGCCGGAACCAACCACTCAAGATGAAGTAAACACTCCTGTTGAAGATAATACAAATCTTTTATTTGAAATTGAATCTGAAATAAATACATAAGGAAAGATATAATGAACGAACAATTACTAAAAATACAAGTTGAAATGAGAAGCCTTTCTGATAAATTAAAGGCTGGCGAGATTAAGGCAGAGGAAGCAACTAAACGCCTTGATGAATTAAAAATTGAAAAAAGAGAAGTTGAACAAAAGATAGCACAAGCAAATGTACCTACTGATGATAGAAGTGTAACACTTACCGATGTTCAAAAAGCAATGATTGAAAAAAGAGCAATTACATTAAATGGAACTGGCGCAATCAATCAGATTAGAGAATTACAAAAAGAATTAGCACAGAAAAAAGAAGTATTAAGCCTAGTTAGATATTTTTACGGCCCAAATGCTTCTACAAATATTCCAATATTATCACCGGGAATGGCTAATCCTGCTTCTTTTACAGAGGGAGCAACCAATGTTACAAGTGATACACAAGCAGCATTAGGAAGTAAGTCAGTTACTCCATTTGCTTATGTAAGTGTGTTACCAGTATCAGCAGAAACACTTTCATTAGGAAGTATTAATTTTGATACTGAATTATCTTCAATATTCGGCGAAGCATTTGCTGATGGATTTGCAAAACAAGTTATTCAAGGCGATGGAACTGGCAAAAACTTTAATGGTTTATTTAATAATGTAACTAATAGTGTTATATGTCAAACAGCAGGCGCGCCAAAGATTGAAGATTTATCAATGTTAGCATTGACATTAAGAGACTATACTGATGAAGCAGCAATCGTAATGCACCCAGTAATTTACAATAGATTATTAGCAGACGCAACTAATGGAGTTGCTCAACTTTATAAAGAAGAACTTATCAGAAATAAAACAATAGAAGGAGTTAAATGTATTCTTACCGGATATGCTCCTTCAGTAATTACCGCCGGTTCTACTGTTGCAGTAGGTTGCAGACTTTCTGATTATGGTTTCGGTTTGGCCTCTGAAATAACTATTGAACCAATTAAAAAAGTAGGAGATACAAACACTTATTTCCAAGCAATAGTATTTGCTAATGGAACTAAAATTGTTGATAAAAACTTTTACGCATTAAAAACAAAATAGTTTTTTAAGTGGTGGAGTTAAAGAATATATTTGCCTCCAATATATCACAACTCTATCACTTAATTATTAAAGAGAAATAAATGTCATATATAAGTATAGAAGAATTAAGTAAATATTCGGCAGTGCATACAGATAATATAGAACTCCAACAAAAGTATATTGATTCAGCAGAGGAAATTATTGAATCGTACTTAGGATATAATCCCGCTTCTATTATTTTACAACCTTATATATATGAATTCATGCCATCAATGGAAGTTCCTGAATTAATTAAAATGACAGCACTAAGAATTGCCACACTATTACAAACTGAAAGTGACAATAATATTGGAGTAACTTCAAAAAGTTTTGGTGATAGTGGAAATAGAACATTTATTAACACAGTTAATTTTGATAAATATTTAATTCAAATATCCCAATATAGGAAAATAAGAATATAATGGTTGATGCTAAATTAGATACTAACAATCTTGGTAATAAATTAAAAATATTTTCATCTGGTTTAGGTGGAATATTTAAAGATTTAATGAATAGAGTTGGTAAACAAATGACATCGGAAGCACAAAATGCGGCACCAGTTAGAACAGGTAAACTTAGAAACTCAATTAACTTTTTATTATATGAAGATAATAAAGGGGCTTTCACTACTAGAAAGAAAATAAATAAATCTAATGTTTGGTTTTCTAATATTAGAGAACATGGAGCAAATATAGATGCAAAAAAATCAGATTATTTAATGTTCAAAGTAAATGGAGAATGGAAAAAAGTAAAATCAGTAAAAACTCCAGCACAACCATTTATGAAACCAGTATGGGAGACATATTTTGGGAATGAAAGTTCAAAAGGTTATACAGCTTTAGCGGAAGCATTAGAGAATAAAATGAATGAGGAATTAGGATGATAGACTTCCTAAAACAACAAAATATAATACAAGAATATATTGATGAAATATACACAATTAGAAACTTTAAAATCGTTACAGATTATTTAGATTTTGATAAGTATAAAAATGATTTTATTATTAATATAGAGTTTGACACAATCAATTTTCCGTTTAGTAAATTAAATGATGATTGTACAAAATTACAAAACTTATTAGTGAATATTTATTTAGTACATAGGAATAATACACCCTCAGAATTAAATAAAAAAATGTTAGAAGCTGCATCTCATTTTCATTCCTTAATTATGAATATGAAAAGTGATGATATATTCTTTGATGTGAATATAAATAATATAAACTTTTTTAAGTATATAGAAGGTTCTACTAATATAATGGCTTCTAAATTTGAATTACAAATAAATATTGAGATATAAAAGGAACTAAATAATATGAAAGAAATAATATTAGCAACTAAGAATGCTAGAATGAATAATAAGGAAACAAAACCTAAAATAAAAAAGAATAATTGCCCATCTTGCGAAATTAAACCACAAGTTATTGTTGAAACTAATTCTATAGATGAGGAAACAAAAGATAGTGATACTAATTTAATAGGAGATAAATAAATGAAGATTACAGGACAAAAAGCTCAAGTTTTTATAGATAGCTTTGATGCTACATCTATAATAGAAAATACTGGAACAACTACAGAAAAACAAAAATACTTTGTAATAAGTAAAGGAACAAATAGTAATATTCCAGTAAGTGCAGGAACATTTTTTATGGCACCAGCAGGAAAAACTACTGGTGACCAAATAGATTTAGTTGCAGGCGATAGATTATTTAAAATAAATGAAGATAGATTTTGTAAGACTAGCGCTGGTTTTGAATTTAGTATGGGAAGTGTTGATGTTGGAGATGATTGCGACCCGGGCGCAACTATTAGTGATGGAATATTACAAATAAGTGGTTCACTTGCTGGATTATTTAGATATGATGATGTTACACAAGACTTTGATAATGTAACTGACATTGTAGTTAATAGATTTTTAGATATAGTGGAAGATGACGGTAATGGTAAATATGAATTAAGACCTAGAACTGATAATCAAATATATCTTTTAACTTTACTTAATTCAGGCGCAACAGGAACACAAACTGAAAATTGGTTATTTGTACCAATAAATATTAATTCAATGAGTGTTTCATTAGGCAACACTGACCCACAAAATAAAGATTTAAGCTTTACTAAGGGTGAAGGTAAACCAATAATTTACAAAGTACCAGCAGGAAGTATTTAATTAAATAAGGAGGCAAATACATGGCAATATTAAAATCGGTTAATATAAAATCATTAGAGTATATATTTCAAGCATTTGAAAATAATAAATCTGATAACCCAGCTAAAGTGATATTCAAAAGATTTCCATTAGTGGATGAAATATTTCCAATGGCAAATAAAAAGAATATATTAGAATCAAAGATATTTAAAGAGTTTGACAATACTAATAATTCAAAAGAACAATTACTAGAATATGTAATTAATATTATTATAGAAAATATTACTGCTAATAGAATTGATTATAATAGATTTATTAAAGAATGTGTTAGTCATATAGAAAATCTAGTATATGATGAAAAAGAAATTCATACAATAAAAGATTTTTTAACACTACCACAAGAAGCAATTTTTAATATAGCACAAGAATTATATATCTATGCTAAGACTGAAGACAAATTTGAAATAGAACATAAAAAAAAATTAAAATAGGATATAAGCTTCATTTAATGGGATATCGTAAATTAGATGAAGCTAATACTATTCCCAATAATCATAATATAACATCTCCTAATGACCCTTATCCAGTATTAATATTTAATGAAGAAAAAGTAATTCCAGATAATAAAATCGGTCAATATATAAATGATGAATTTAATTATTATTTGAATATATATGAAAATAATAAATTATTTGGTATACCATTTAAGAATTGGACAGAGATGCCTGTGTGGTTAATTGAATTACATAAAATGTTTGAACACATTGATAATGAATATGAAGTATATCAATTAAATAAAAGTAGGAAACACAACTAAATAATATGGCTGATTTAACACTAAGAATCAATGCTGATTTTGAAAAGGCTCAACAAGCATTTACAGAACTAGCAAATAAATCTGAAGAAACAAAGCAGAAAATGGAAAAATATTCTGATAGTTTCAAAGATAAAAATATAGATGATTTTATAAATAAACAAAAATTATTAACTGCTTCACTTACAGGAACTAGAGGTGAAGTTGATGCTATGAAAGCAGCTTCTAATAATTATAAAAAAGAAATAGAAAGATTAATTAAATCTGGTTTAGAACCTAATCACGAAGCAATAATAAAATTAAGACAAGAACAAGAAAGATTAGAAAACCAAGTTAAAAGATTAAATGAAGTAAATAAAGCAAAAGAACAACAATTAAAAAATATTGAAAAGGCAGCTAAGGCAACATGGGTTGCGCTCGCCGCTGGTTTAACTGCAATGGCAGCTTTAGTAAGTAGAACTGCTAAACTAGGAGATGAATTAACTAAAACTGGTAGAGTAGTTGGAATGACTGCTGAAACTTTACAAGAATTACAATATGCAGCTAATCAATCTGGTGTTAGTGATTTAACACCAATACTAGAACGTCTTAATCGAGGTATGGGTGACTTACAAGCTGGAACTGGTACATTAAATAATTATCTAAAAGATAACAATACAGTACTATTAGAACAATTAAAAAATGTTCAATCTAATGAAGATGCTTTTAATTTATTAATGGATGCAATTAGACAAGCTCCTACTGAATTTGAAAGAGCTCAAATAGCAACTGCCGCTTTTGGTAGAGCAGGGCAAGACTTAATTAATATGGCTTTACAAGGTTCTGAAGGTATTGCTGAATTAAGAGAAGAAGCTAGAAGATTCGGAATCATAAGTAATGAAGCAGCTGCTAATGCAGAATTATTTGGTGATGCACAAAGTAGATTACAAGCTTCATTGCAAGGTGTTCAATTTCAAATAACTGCTGGATTATTACCCGGACTAACAGAAGCAATAGATGGTGTTACAAACTTTATTAGTGGTATAGATGATTGGGATAAAATATTAAAAGTAGTTGGAACATCTTTATTAACTGCTGCGGCTGGTTTAACAACTTTTGTTGTTGTAAGTAAAGGACATTTAATAGTAACACAAATGGCAGTTGCTTTGAAAGGATTAATGGCGGCAGTATCCGGCCCCGCTGGAATTGCTTCATTAGCAGTTATGGGATTAGTTGCTGCTATAAGTGCTTTAGTTGCAATAGAAGAAAGACAAAGAAGAGCAGTTATAGAAAATGCTCGAGCAATAAATGAAAATTCACAAATGGCATTAAGATTATTAGATGCTTATAGTGGTACTGATGGTTTAAATTCTGCTAAGACATTAGATAAAGATATTACTGAACAATTGATAAGATTATATCCAGAGTTAACTGATTTAATAAAAGAAAATGAAACTACAGTAACTGAAGCAGCTACAGCTATTAGAGAATATAATGAATCACAAATTAGAGCAGAAGCACAACCATTTATTGATAATATTATTGAATTAACCTCAGAATTAGAACAACAGAGAGCAGAATTGGAAAGATTACAAAATCAATATACCAAATGGCCTTCATGGATTAGATGGTTAATTGAATCTCAAGATATGGTATTAAAACATACTCGAGAAAATGTTAATTCATTAGAAAGTAGATTAAGAAGATTCACTAATGATGCAAATGAAATATTATCTAACATTGGATATGAAGTTGGTGTTGGAGAATATTTTGGTGAAATAGTTAGAAGTGCAGAGGGTGCTTTAGAAGATTTAAGAGAAATTGAAGAAAATCATCAAAGAGAAAGACAAAATACTTTCAATAGAAGATTAAATGAATTAGAATTAACTGAACAACAACACTTTAATGAAATGGTAAGTCAAGCTAGAACTTATTTAAGACAAAGAGCTGATTTAGATAGAACAAGTGGTGAAGACAGAATTGCTTCTTATCAAGCAGAATTAGAAAGAATTAGACAATCACAAGAATTTAATGATAATGAATTATTAGCTGCTGAAAGAGCAGTTGCAGAAGCAATTCAAGAAATTAGAAGTAGTGTTAATGAAATAGAAATAGAACCAATTGAAATAACAATTAATTCTGGTGAAGCATTAGCAGATATGATTGCTTTTTTAGATAGTCTAAATGATATAGCAGAAACTGGCGGTGATTCATTACAATCAACATTATATGAAAAACTTACTTCATGGAATGCAATTCAAAGAACATTATTTCAAGAAAACTTAGACGATGCGACTAGATACTTTTTAGAATATGCTTCACGTCAAAGTGGAAGTTTAGATGAAAGATTAGAAGCAATGCGAGAGCATTATGAATCAATGACGGAAATAAGAGATAATGGTTTAAGACGATTAATACAAGCTATGGAAGAAGCAATCGAAATAGAAGATTATTTAAATGCTAGAGCAGAAGTAGAACAATATGCTCGAACAGATTCTCATTTACAAAGACAATTAGATTTATATTTAGAGTTTTATGACCAAAGAACTGAAATGATGTTAGGATTTTTTAATGCTCAAAATGAAATGGAAAGATTAGCTGCTGAAAATTCTGCTAGAACTTCTAGGGAAATGATACAACAATTTTATAATGGAATAGAAGCCGCTGCAAATGCTTCTGCTCAATTAATGGGAAGTTATTCTAGTTTATTATCAGAAATATTTTATGCTTCTGGCGAAAATAATAAAACACTTTTTGGAATGACTAAAGCATTAGCGCACGCTGAAGCTGGAATCAATACTGCTCTTGCAGCAACTAAAGCTTTAGCTTCTGCCCCACCTCCAATTAACGCAATGTTAATGGCTGGTGTTATTGCTTCTGGTGTAGCTCAACAAATGAAAATAGCTAGAACAATGCAACCACCAAGTACAAGTAATTTTAAGAGTAATAATCAAAATAATTTTAGTGTTGTAGGTAGATTAAATCTAGCTGAAACTGGTGGGCGATTTATAGTTCCACAATCTACAGGAGTTGATAATAGTTATATGAGATTAAATCCTGATGAAGTAGTTGATGTTACACCTCGAAGTATGGTAGGTGTAGGTGAAAACTTTAATTTCAATTTAATTGTTGATGGGCAAGTATTCGCTTCAATAGTAAATAAACAAGCAAGAGCTGGTGAATTATATACTTTACAATTAGCCAGTAACTATTAAAGGAAAGACAATGAGAATATTATTTAACGATGTTATTCAAAAAGCAAAAATAAATTCACATTTTAGTTTAATCAATGAAACTGATAAATTAAAGAGTCCAATATTATCAGAAATATTTAGGTTACCAATACATTTAAATGTTGAAACTGGGCTATTATACTATCAATATTTTGATATAGTATTTGATAAAATTACACCAATTAACTCTATAGGAATAGGGAACACTGATACAAATAATTTGTCATTAGATATAACACATATTGTAAATGAGTTGGAAATTATATCTAGTATTACAATTCCAATAAGTGGTAATGGTTTATATTTTATAAGTGATAGAAACTATAATAGACCTTATAACGTAAAAAAAATAACAGTAATAAGTGAGAATATGAATGATATTGATAAAACAAACGCAACTTATATTGGAAGGTTAGCTGCTGGAATAGGAGTTAAAATCCCAACTTCACTTAGAAAAGAACCCGGATTTAATTCAACAGCAACCTCTAGAGTTACTATTTCTGGTCAAATGATTCCCGGTTTAGGTGGTTACAATTATAAAACATTATCCTTAGATAGTAGATATAAAATAGATGAATTAGCAATGAAAGAAATTGAAAATGGGTATGAATATATTGGAAAAGATTATCCTTACTTTATAGATTTAACTGATGAATCATATAAACTTCCATTTAATAAAATGTATGCAACAGAAAAAAATCAAAAGGCATTCCGTTTTGAAGGTGGTATAAGTAAATATTTATATTCAAGAAGATGGGAATTTGAAGAGAGATTTTAATGACTAGATTTATTGTTGAATTATCTAAAGCACTAGAAGATATTTTAATTCATGCAACTCCTTATGATGAAATATCTCGGGAGTATGATATATATTATATAGACATTAGTCCACCTCCTAATAAATCTTATTTTTTAGAGTGGGGCGGTAATTATAATAATTTTGTTGGTACTAATATTGAATTATATTATGATAGATTTTTAATCAGAGTAAATAATTTAGAAGAATTAAAAGTAACTCCCTTTTCTATGTGGGTTACAAAAAAGGAAAATGGTAGTGATTTAGATTTTATAGTTTACTTAAATGTTCCAAAACATCCGTGGTTATATTCTGATTATTATTCAAAATCTTTTCAAGTTATTCCATTTTTATCTTCATCATTAAGTAATGAAAATGGTTCGCATAATATATTAAGAGATGTTAGTGCACCAATTAGATTAGAACTACCTAATTTTAATATTAAGTTATCTGATTATATTTCAGGTGTAACTTTAAATCAAGGATTTAATATTACACTTTATAATAATGATGCTTTCTTTGATGATGATAATGATTGGAGATTATTTAATACGCCAATTTATTTAAAAAAATCAATGAAAGAATATCCTACTTATGAGGATTTTAATTTAATTCAATCTGGAATAATTAACTCTATTAAAACTACTTATGATAATTTACATTTATATGCTTCTGATAAATTAAGAGCAATGGAAGAGCCAGCTTGTTTAGTTGTTAGACAAGAAGATTTCCCATTAGAAGTTAATGAAAGAGCTTTAGGAAAAAATATTCCTATTGTTTACGGAAAAAAAAGAATTAGATTATTAGAATTATCAGATACAACTACTGGTGAAAGTGAGCAATATATTGCTGCTGAATATATTCAAAATGTCTTAGAAGTATTTAATTATGATGGAGAAAGTATTCCATTTGAGTTTAATCCTAGAAATAATATCATTACTGCATTTAGAGCAACTGAAGCAATAATAGAAGGTTACCAAAATAATAAAATAGGTGAAATAATAATTGATTTAATATCTAAGCGAACTGAAACACAATACAATAATAATAATTATGTAATAGATGAAGTGATACAATATATAGAAAATTCGGCACCAATAAATATAGAAATAACTTCTGGTAATGTTAGAATGGCAATACAACAAGTATTAAAAAATGATTTAGCTTATTTTATTCAGCAAATAGATGGAAGATTTACTATTAGAAAATATGGAGTTGATTATACAACACAGATTATAGGTAAATGGTTGATAACACAAAAACCTGAAAAGAATTATGATAGTGCTCAAGAAAATTATTTTTCATCTTGTATTATCAATTATGATTATACAGATAATGATGTATATAAAAGTTTAGAATATTATACTAATGAAAAAGAAGCAGAAAAAGAATATAGACGTAAATTAAGAAAAACTTTTGATACAGATTTAATATATAAAGAAGATGCTTATAAATTAGCTCAGTTATTATCAGAAAGATTTTCTCATCTAAAACAAACAATTAGGCTAGCAGTAGGTGTAGATACTTCTAAGTTTAATTTATTAGATATTGTATTTATAAGTTTGAATGTAAATAATAGAAACTTTAGTAATGTTAGAACGTTTTTTATTAAAGAAATAAATCCTACACAAGACATTTTAATATTAGAGGAAGTATCAATTAGAGATATAACCGGAGAAGAATCTTTAACTAATTATTATGCTAATAATATAGATAATCTAAATGCACATGGAATATTTGAATTTATTATAGACGGTGGTGAAATATAAATGGTTATACAAACAATACCAGCAAAAATTAAAATAAGAAGAAGTAATTATGACGAGTGGATGAGTGTTAATCCTATATTAGAAGAAGGCGAAATGAGTTTTGTTACTCAAGGCGAACACTCTGGAAAGATTAAAATAGGAGATGGAGTTACTCCGTGGAGATTATTACCTTTTACTATTGGTGCTGATGGAATACAAGGTGAAAAGGGTGATGACGGTTTAGATGGAAGTACATTTGTAATATTACCTAATGCT